CATCGGATCCGTTGATGACATATACATCTACTCCAAGTTCTTTACATAGTGCCTTTGCTACTGTTGTTTTACCGATGCCTGGAGGACCGGCAAGTAGCATGTTAGGTATCTCCCCCTTATCTAGGAAAGATTGAAATGTCTTCTTTGTACTCTCAGGAAGAATACATTCTTCAATAGTTTGTGGTCGATATTTCTCAACCCAGATGAAGTTGCTCATAATCAAATCTACTTGTCCTTTAGTATACCACAACCTTTCGGTTCTGTGTCCAAATCCATACCCTGTCCTTGATTGTCGGTCTTTGGACTTCCCTCGTTTTTCTTTTCAGTTTTTTGAAATGTTGCTCTCTTATACCTGTTAGCAAATACATCAGGACACCAATAAGATACAATCCAATTAATAGTAGGATTTAGTTCCATGTGTTTCTCAACACTGTGTTTCATAATACCTATTTGAACATATCCATCGTGCATGATACATCCACCATCTTCCAATTCATAAAGGTAAAGTGTTTTAACTCTTCGTGAAGAAGGAAACTCGGTACTTTCATCGGGGAACTCATCTTTGGTATCCCAACCATATTGTTCTTCCATTCATACCCATTCAGGTTTACGACTTGGTATTCTCAAATAATTCTTAGATACCCATGGTTTAGATGCAATGTACATCTTATAAGCTTCGATAGTACTTATATTTGTATCGAACTTAAACTCTTCAGGCATAGCACGAACAAATGGAGTCAGTTTTGAACGATGAATAGCATCTAATGGAAAGATTTTATTTGCATGTGCAAGAGTATGAAGACATGAATGAATTTTTCCATATCGATTAGAATACTCCTCACATAATGCAAGACCGTGCCGGATCAACCATCGGGCATTTGCTACCGTCTCATTTGCCCATATTGTGCAGGGATGATTACGGAAGGCACCCTTATCGGTCGCATATGGGGTTCCATCGGTCTTAGGGAGAGTTCCATACCCGTGCCCCCATTTGTCCGAGGCAACGATAGAGAGCATCTGGCAGCACTCTAGGGGCATCTTGACGATGTGCTTATCAGGAAGAACCTGTGCTGACTTGACCGGACTCTCATCCGTCACAAAGATATTCATGTTAAAAGTTTGCTAAAACTGATTGCCAGTAGGAACATAAGCATTATAACGACATCCCAAGATTTTGTCCTTATAAAGTAAGGAACTGAAATCATATCAGCAACGAAGTGCAATAAAACTCCAAGAGTTATATTGATATGAAGAACAACAAAGTATGCAGTAATCACTAGGATACTACCAGTTATTCTCATTGGAACATCAACTTTAGTCATTTCAAAGGTCGAGTAAAGATTTCGGATACAATGTCTGTCGCACCCATTGCTTCATACATGTATGTGGCACCAGATCGTGGATTTGTGTGTTCACCGCAGGTAAACACATCACATACTGCCATACCATTCTCCGGCCATGTATGGATACTAATATGAGACTCGGCAAGAAGTGCTACGGCAGTTACACCATGAGGTTCAAACTTATGAGATGAAATATTCAGCAATGTGCTTTCAGAAAGATTTGATGCGTTTGCTAGCACATTGCGAATGTGTGCTTCATCATCTAGTAATCCATATGGACACCCTTTAAGGGTGAAGAGAATGTGTCTCATCCGAATGTCGAATCAGGTTCCAGAGCAATATAATACTTGAGATTGTGTTGTGTGTTCGTGAATTGTGACAGAAGTTTAGAGGACACTACTACCTCATAGGCACCAGGAATAATCTTGATGTTTTCTACCTTAAAGTTAAATTCAAACTCATCACTAGTCTCACCAACAACAATGGCATATTCGTTAGAAGTATCATTCTTCTTATCACGAACCACCAGTTTGATGACACCATTCTCACCAATCGCAGACATATCAGGCAGTTGATATACTGCTGCTGCTTTGGTCAATTTTTCAAGTGTTACACTATCTAACTGGAAGCATACATCTTGGGATGGTAATGTAATCTCTTTCTCCGGAGGAGCAATAATTACATTCGGGTCGGCAAAGAAATACTTCACACGACGTTTGCCTTCTTTGATACTCAAGTAACTGTCTTGATTGAAGTCAAGGTCAGGATCCTGGTGAAGACTCAAACCGTTCAAGAACTGATTGAGATCATAGATCGCAAAGTCCCGTGGAAAATCTTCTTTGATTTCTGCTTCGGCAAGAATGTTCTTTGCCACAGAGATAGTGCGAAGTTTGTTGCCTTGCTTTACAAGAATAGAGTTATTGATACCCGCAAAGTTCTTAAGGATAGCAAGTGCGTTGTCAGACAGTTTCATTGTATGTTCTTTGAGTTTCATTATTATTGAGGGTAGGTTTCACGTTCTGCATTCTTATCATTGAAATGCATCAGAAGAACAGCATAGTGGAGAATCTTCAAGATGTCACGACGTGCCGTGCCTTTCTTATCATATCGTGATGCATACTTAAGAATATTAGATCTACAGAATGCTTCACCATCTCCACAAGCTTCAATCAAATCCAGTGTCTGAATTCTATCAGATCCGGCAGAGTAATGCTGTCGATATGTTCCGTTAATGTATTCTTTTAATTCTTGAAGAATTTCATCTTCACCATATCTCTTTCCATTTGCAGGAAGTGGAGACAAAGATTCGGGGGGTTGATTTAGATTAAAAGTAATAGTATCTTCTGCTCCTGCCCCAAAATTAGACGGAACTTGTGCTGCTGCATAAACACCATCACCAATGAATGAGATATGGTCATCACCCATACCACCTGTAAGCCGAGAATTGTTAAACATAATAGTATCTGAAGATGCAGTACCAGGATTTCCTGTCATACTAAATCCATCTTCTTTCCAAAAATCTTGATTAGACATATTTAATTGATCAAATAGTAAAGACCATGAGTTAGTCATATTATATCAAATATTTGCTCCACCGTCAATCACATAAATGCGATCACTTTCTACAGGCATCACAAAGTCGGCATCCACTTTATCATACAGTTCCAAGAATGATTGCTTGGTCTCATCATCAAAACGACTTACACAAACTTGAATTGCTTTTGCCTTATCTTTGAAGATACTGAAAGCACGGATGATGTGAACCAGACGACGGGTGCTGATAATTTCATCAATACCACCATCATAGAAAGTTTTGCGAATGATGTCTGCCCAGTCAACAAGACGTTTGCAGAAGTCAGTATCTTCGACTCCAAGATCTAAAGAAATGCCCTCAAGGATTTTCTGTTCGGTTGCAGGAGTAGGATACATCTGCTCAAAGGTTACTGGGAAACGTTCCAAGAATGCTTCATTCAGAACATTGGTGCCGATAAAACGACCATCTTCAGAACCTTTACCTTTTGTATTCGCAGTGGCAATTACATTAAAACCTTTTGTTGGTTTTACATACTTACCAATCTTCTTCAAAAACACACCCTTACCCTCAAGAATGGATTGTAGGCAGAGGATTTTGTTGCTAGCCAGGTCAACCTCATCGAGGAGCAAGACTGCCCCACGTTCGAGTGCTTCAATGACAGGTCCGTTATGCCAAGCAGTTGCCCCATCGACAAGACGGAAACCACCAATAAGATCATCTTCATCAGTTTCAATAGTAATGTTTACACGAATAAGTTCACGTCCAAGTTGAGCACAAGCTTGCTCTACAGATAACGTTTTACCATTACCCGAAAGACCCGTAATAAACGTTGGATAGAAAAGATTGGACTGAATAATTTTTTTAAGATCACCAAAGTTACCAAACTTGACGAAAGTATCATCTTTATCAGGAATGAGATTTTGCTCAACAGTAGGCATAGCAGGAGGTGCCTGATATGTTTTCTCAAGTTTTTCCTGAATAGTCAAGTTCCACTTTCCACGACCAACTTTATAATCAGCAATTTTATTTGTAACTGTCTGATAATTAGATCCATTCATTGCACACCAAGCACGAATATCAGCACCAGTCACAGACTCTCCATAAAGTTCCTGTAAAGAAGTGAGAATGTAATCAGTAGAGAGGGACATTGGTTGTTTTCTTTGTTTCAACTGAAGTTATTATACAATAAAAAAGGGGTCTTGACGACCCCCAGTGGACAGTTTAAGAATTGGTCAGATTATAGAAAATATTTATCAAGCAATAAGTCCTACAAACTCATTTAAGATTTTCTTATTCATTTTTTTATTCTTCAAACTTTTCATGAAAGATTTTTTGATTTGGGTTTTAGAAGCATCTTCTGATACATCAAATTCAGATTCACTTGCAAGAGTTGTTGCTGAAAGTGCAATATAAGAATGATAACCAGAATTTTTGATAGCAAATGATCTCTGCTTTTTCCACTGGTTTTGAATCTTATTTCTCAATTCATGTTCGTTATAAGTGTAACGACTAATAAAACGATTAGAATCACGAGACTCAAGAACACGAATACCAATAAAATTAGTATCAGTAAAATTGTCTCTCAAATTTTGAATCAAAATATCAGTGTAGTCATCCCATATAGAATCCAAAGAATAAGTGTTTCCTGTTTTACGATCGCGGAGAAAACAATTATCACCAATTCTTCCAAGTCCAATAAAAGGTTCAAACTCCCAAGAACGTTGAATCTCACGATGATAAGTAAGTCCATATCCCTCACCATCACTCAATACTACACACTGAACTTTTTGGACGTTAGTATTTTTCTTGAACTGTGGAATGATTTGATGAAGTGTAATCATCGTTTCATTTAAGGGAGTTCCGGACAATCCCATTCCAACAGGAATAGGATACCTTGCACCAACACTAATATATTGTGCGAGACGGAACATATTCTTCAACTGTTTTTCCAAAGTTTTAGAATTGACTTTGTGTGACAAAATGTTCATCAAAGAAAACTGTTCTCCAACCTGCATCAAACCATCTTTTTTCTCATATGGTCTTTTGCGACAAAGTTGTTCTCCATCATCACTTACTAATGGATAATCATTCGTGAATGCATATACCTCAAATGGAATAGAAACTTTCTTACAAAACCATACAAGATTAAATAACTGCTTCATAGTATCCATCATTACATGGGTCATAGAACCAGACCAATCAAGAATAAAAAT